TGTCAATTGATAATAAATTAGGAATTGATATAACTGTAGGTGATAATATAAATGTAACAGCAGCGGATAGGGATATAAATTTTAATACATCCAATGGTAAAATAAATTTAGGTAATACAAAATTAGAACCATTAGTTAAGGGAGATAGTTGGGTTACGTTGATGGAAGAATTAATAGATGCAATTGTGGCACAGCAATTCTTAACACCATCTGGTCCTTCGGCAACTGGACCGGTAAATAAACCATCATTTAATACAATAAAATCTAAATTAAAATCTGTATTGAGTGAATTAAATAAAACTTCTTAAAAATGTCTTGGGAGGTATTTAAAGAAAATATTTTAAACACAGTAACCAATCCAGAATCTATAAATTCAACGGATACGATTGCTGATTTGTACGCAACTGAATATGATGCTGCTATAAAGCGTGGTGCTGATATTTTATTTCAATCAAAGATGAAAGCAGGTAATGTACAATCTTTGAAACTATTAATCAAATCTGCATTAGATAGTGGTGTATCTCAAAAAGAACCATACGATTTGGTTGGGGAGATGGGAAAGGGGGTTTTAGCGTATTGGGCAGGGGCACAATTAGACCCATCCTCAATACCATCACCACCTACAACACCACCTGCAACTGGAGCAGTTCAAAATATTCAAATAGTATCTGTCGTATGTACCAATAGTGGACAATGGCAACAACCCACATTAGGAGGAAGTGAACCTGATTTAAGAGAGGGTGAAACTGAAAATGATGACATGCCTGATACTGAACTTGGAGAAACTCAAGAAATATTAGGAGAAATACCACAAGACGAAGAATCCGATGACCCACAAGCATTAGAAAAAGAACAATCATCATTTTTTAATACACAAGCAGAAGAAGTTGAAATTAGCGGTGTAGACCCAATAACTGACCCACAAGTAATACCTCCACAACCAGCACCTACACCTATTGATACTTCCACACCGGTTGATACATCAAACCCTGCTGACCCAAACAAAGCACCTATTGCTGAAGTAAATAGTCCAAGAATAACAACAAATGTAGGAAAAACAGCACCACCACCTCCACCCGGTTTAGCCAGTTTTGGAAATGGTAAAATTCCAAAAGATAAATTAGGAAGTATAGATGCATCATACGGAGGAGGAATATTACACATTGAAGCTGCGAAAATGTATAATAAATTAATAGCACAAGCCAAAAAGGAAGGAGTTAAGTGGAGAGTATCATCTACATATAGAGATTATGAGGGGCAAGTTGCTTGTTTTAAAAAATATGGTTCTGGTAGTGCAGCTAAACCAGGCTTTTCACCACATGGTTGGGGGTTATCTTTGGATTTTGGAGAAATAGCTGGTATGCAAGAAGCTAGAGCAAAATCATTAGGAGTGGGGAGAGCTACAGCTGCTCCTGCCAGATACACACAAGAAAATTCTAAAATATATCAATGGTTAGCTAGAAATGGTCCCAAATATGGTTGGTATAATCCATATAGATTGGCTGACGGTGCTGGTATGGATGAAACATGGCATTGGGAATATTGGGGGTTTTATACATTAACTAAAGAACAAAGACAAGCGTAATATGGGAGCTATACAACCAACTAAAAATCATAAATTAATAATTGATGAGTTTATACGATACGCTCAACAACATTTAAATACAGTTAGTGGTATCGTAAACACTGTATCTACATACCCTCCATTGAATACACCCGGACCCGGAATAATTAATTGGTCTGGATATAGTGTACAACCTGCTAATTTATCAGGACTAACATCCGATGAATTTTTTGAAGAAGCAGAAGCGATAGAACGTGATATTAATGAAGAATATCCTGCAAATCAAAAATTGTATGAAGAACAATTCGAAACGGAAGAAGCTGCTATGGAAAATAATAGCGATGTTACAGCAGAATCAGCATTTTTCCGTGTAAACCAATATAATGATGAAAAGGAATTTGGAGTAGACCCAGTAACTGACCCGCAAATAATACAACCACAACCGGCTCCAACTCCATACGAACCACCTCCAGCGGCAGCACCAGCTGTTGATTTAAAGGAAAAAAAAGTAGCAGGGCCTGTTGGTAGAGGAGATGAGGCGTTATTTAGAAAATGTGGTAATGGAGTATGGCCGGCATTAGGTAATGCACCTAGTTTTGAAGTAAGTTCTACACAACCCGGTAAATGTACAAGATATTGGTATAAAGTAAATACGGAATATATGACAAAAAATTGTACACAAATAATGTTTCCAACTTCAAGTGGAGATAAGAAAATAACTGTACATAAAGATTTAGCGGCTATTGTTAAACCAGCAATTGTAAAGATAAAAGCACTGGGTTTGCAAAAATATATTGAAAATTGTGGGGGTGGTTTAGCGGTAAGAAACGTAACTTGTGGAAGTAGATTATCAAATCATAGTTGGGGAACTGCTATTGATATGAACACCACAAAATATCCGTATGGATACAAATTCAAATCAGACGGTATTTATGCTGGTAATGCAAAGATAAGAGATTTGAATGAGTTTGATAGAGGATTCCAACAAGTGGCAGCTATATTCAAATCACAAGGAATGACTTGGTTAAGTAATAATGACCCAATGCACGTTTCAATATATGAGTAACAATGATAATAATTCCCAAAAATAACAATTCAAATATTTATAAACATAACAAATAATAAAGTATGAATACGGACAAATTATTAAAAGCCATTCAGATTCTTATTAAAGAGGAGCTCAAAGAGCAATTACCTGCTTTAATTAAGGAAGGTGTGAAGGCTGAGATGAAAAAGATGTTAGCAGAGGGTAAACAACCTGCTAAAGCAAAAACTACTGGATTATCAATGGCTAAAGCTATGTTAGATGATGAGCTTATTGAAGAATCGGTATCTACACAAGTAGTACCACAAAAACAATTCAGTAAAAACCCAATGATTAATCAAATCCTCAATGAAACACGTGGTGGAATCCCACAAGGAGATGGAGGGTTCAGAACAATGAGTTTTGGACAAGGTGATATGGGTTCTATTGTAGGTAAAACAGCAATTGCTGAAAAAATGGGTTATGGTGATTTAGCGAAAGGACCTTCTCCAACTGGATTGGGTGTAAATACTGGAGTAGCTGAATTGGATAAAGCTTTTAACAGAGATTATTCGGAATTGGTAAAAAGATTTAAGAAGTAATAATGGCAATTGTATTAGGACAAAAGTTAGTACAAGATACGAAAAAATTTGATGATTTTGCGATAGGTATAACTTTGCCAATACAAATTGGTAATACTGCATTTAATCAAAGTTTTAAAACTGCAGAGCAAGCTAGTTCTAATATAAAAAATCTATTATTAACAAAGAGAGGTGAAAGAATAATGCAACCTAATTTTGGTAGTGGTCTTCAAGAATTATTATTTGAATTTAATGATGATGCATTGGCCGAAAAAATAGAAGATGCCGTTACATCGGCATTAGAAAATTGGTTACCATATATAAGTGTTGACCAAATTGATATAACAGCAAGTGATTTGGATAAAGATAATAATACGGTAAATGTATCAATCAAATTCAGAGTTTCAGGAAACCCAGACTTAAATACAGTCACCTTTAATGTAGGTGTATAATATAATAGAATATGTCAGTAACAATTACAAATAGAAATTTTAAAAATAAAGGAAAAGATATAAAATATCTTAATAAAGATTTTGCTTCATTTAGAAATAATTTAATTGAATTTGCAAAAACTTATTTTCCAAAAACATATTCTGATTTTAATGAATCATCTCCTGGTATGATGTTCATTGAGATGGCATCTTATATAGGTGATTCGTTATCATATTATATCGATGATACTTTAAAAGAGTCATTAATGACTTATGCGGAAGACCCTCAAAGTGTTCTTGCATTATCACAATATTTGGGATATAGACCTAAAGTAACTGCACCCGCAATAACTACATTAAGTGTGTATCAATTAGTTCCATCAATTGGAGTTGGTATTAACAACAAACCAGATGAAAAGTATTATTTAAGAATAAAAGAAGGTATGTTGAGTAAATCAACTAAGGCTGGTATAATTTTTAGAACAACTGATGTAGTGGATTTTTCTGATGAAAGTGATAGAGAAATAAGTATATATCAAAGAGATGTGAATACAGGAGAACCATTATTTTATTTAGTTAAAAAATATGTTCAAGCTTTGTCTGGTGAATTGGTAGAAACTCAAGTTTTATTTGATTCATATTCACCTTTTCAAAAAATAGATTTGCCTGAAACTAATGTGATTCAAATTTACGATTGTAGAGATTCTAATGGAAATAAATGGTATGAAGTTCCATATTTGGCACAAGAAATGGTTTTTGTTGATGCACCTAATACGGAGGTAAATGATCCTGATTTATATCAGTTTAAATCAACTGTACCATTTGTATTAAAAACAATAAAAACGGCTAGAAGATTTGTATCAAAAGTAAATCAAAACAATACAACATCTATTCAATTTGGAGCAGGCGATTCATCGGCATCTGATGAGCAATTGATTCCAAATCTTAAAAATGTTGGATTGGGTTTACCAAATTCTATAAGTAGATTGGAAGAATCATTTGACCCAACTAATTTTTTAAAAACTAAAACATACGGAACATCTCCATCCAGCACAACTATAACTGTAAAGTATATGATTGGTGGTGGTGTTGAATCAAATATACCTGTTGGGGAATTGACAAGAGTTGATACGATAGAATTTGATGAAGATACTGAATCATATAATGCATCTGAATTGGCAATATATAATACCGTAAAAAATTCAGTAGCAATTGATAATGAAGTACCTGGAAGTGGTGGTAGGGGTGCTGAAAGTTTGGAAGAAGTAAGACAAAATGCATTAGCTAATTTTGGTTCACAAAATAGAGCAGTAACGGCAAACGATTACCAAGTTAGAGCATTATCAATGCCATCTAAATTTGGTGCAGTTGCTAAAGCATTTGCAGTAGCCGATGGTACATTGGATAATAATTCACCATCATCTATTTTGGCATCTCCAAATAATTTACAAGAGTTTACCGATTTGGTTATGAGTTTTGTTTCTAAACCGGATGATGAAGAACCTACTCAACAATCAATAAAGGAAGAAATAACTAGATTTTTAATTGGAAAAACTTCAAATGAAAATGAAAAAAACAATCCATTTGCAATAAATTTATATTTGTTAGGATATGATGGAATTGGACATTTAACAAATATTAATAGAGGTGTTAAAGAAAATTTAAAAACTTATATGAATGAATACCGATTATTAACCGATGGTATTAATCTATTAGATGGATTTGTTATTAATATTGGAATTGATTTTGAAATAATTGTATTTAGTAGTTATAATAAAAGTGAGGTTCTTACAAAATGTATAGATGAGCTTAAGCAGTATTTTAGTATAGATAATTGGACATTTAACCAAACAATAAACTTAAGTGAAGTTGAATTATTAATAGCAAACGTTGAGGGAGTATCATCAGTTCCTATGGTTAAACTAATAAATAAATGTGGTGGTAGATATTCACCAAATTCATATAATATAGATGCGGCAACTAAAGATAAGATTGTATATCCATCATTAGACCCTTCGGTTTTTGAAATTAAATATCCGGATTCGGACATAAAAGGTAGAGTAAGATAATGGCATACTATTTCCTAACAGCATCAAAAGATGCATCGGTGTACTTACAACAACCAAATCAAAATACTGGTTTGGATGAAATATTAGAAATTAGTAAAATTTACTATGGTAATATTAAAGATGTATCACGCACTCTTTTAAAATTTGAAGTAGGATTTTTATCTTCTTCATTAGTAAATAATACTATTAAATTGGAGCAAGCCACTCTTATACTAAAAGAAACTGAAAGTAATGAAATTCCATTAGAATATACTTTGTATGCTTATCCAATATCTCAAAGTTGGCAGATGGGCACTGGTACTCGTTTTGATAATGTATCAACTAAAGGTGTAACTTGGAATTATAGAGAAGGTGATACTAAATTAGATTGGTTAGAAAACTCATTAGCACCTAATAGCGATAGTAATCCTAATAATGGAACAGGTGGTACTTGGTGGACTAATTATAGTGCATCTCAAAACTTCCAATATGAATCTACTGATATTCAAATGAATGTAAAATCATTATTACAAAGTTGGATGAGTGGTTCTATATCAAATAACGATGGTATTATAATTAAATTTGATGAAACACTAGAAAACGATATCGAAGATTATGGTCAATTAAAATTCTTTTCTAAAGAAACAAATACAATATATCAACCAAAAATTAGAATTGGTTGGGATGACCAATCATTTATAACAGGCTCATTAACTCAATTAGTAGCATCTGATATTAAAGTAGGAATTACTAATTTGAAAAAAGAATATAAAGCAGAAACAAGTCCAACTATGAGAATATTTGCTAGAGAATTGTATCCTTTAAAAACTTTTACAAATACATTTGCATATACTGATATAAAATATTTACCACAAACATCATACTACCAAATTAAAGATTTTGCTTCCAATGATATTATAATACCATTTAGTAATTACTCAAAATTAAATTGTGATTCTAATGGAAATTATATAAAACTAAATCTTTCAAATTGGGAAGCTGGACGAGTTTATAAGATTGAATTTAAAATTGATAATGATGGTGATGTTCAATATTTTGATAATGAATTAACTTTCAATGTTGTAAAAGATTAAAAATGTTAAAAACAGGGTTAAAAAACGAAAAGAAAGTTGGACAGATTTTAGTTAGTGGCTCATTGGCACTTACCACTAAAAACTCGTTTGGTGTCCATGTGTTTAGTGGTTCTGTAGCTGAAGATGGTATTGTTTCTGGAAAATTATCAAGACCAAAATACAAAGAATCAGAACTATTAAAGTCGATAGATACTACAATTATAGAACTAATTCCAGTACAAGCTCCGGTTTTACCTGAAATGGTTTTAAAAACAATCTATGATGCAGCATTAGTTGAGATTGCAAATAGAGATATTATAATAACACAATTAAATGCGGATATATTAGATTTAAGAGCTAAGGTAACTGAATTAGAAATAGTTACACAAAGTTTAATAGTTCAAATTGATGGAAAAGATTTAGTTGTTGCAACTGCTGAAAATCAAACACAACAAGCCAATTCTAAAGTTACTGGTACAATAGTTGAACTTCAAAATTCAATACAAAAAGCAACTGCAGAATCAATTCAAAGAGTTTCTTTATTTGCAAGAAATCAAACATTGGAAAAGCAGGTAGACCAATTGAGAGAAGAATTATTTGGTAAAGCTGCTAAACTACAAGAAGGATTTAAGGTATCTGATGATTTTGCTGCTAAAGTGGCAAATATTTCAGATAAACAATATCCTGATTTAACATTTAGAGGTAGAGCAAAAGATGATGGTAGGGGAACTTGGGTTAATGGTCCTGAATTAAGGATTGCAAATTTTACAAAAAAGCCAGTCACTATTACATTTTCACAAGATGGTGCAATTGCGGGTATATTCAACGCAATACCACCACTTACTCTAAAACCCGGTGAAAATAAAGGCGTTAAAGTATCTACAATTGATAAAAAGGTTGATGGGTATAAACCAAATGCCGGATTTGGATTTACTGGAGATACGGAGTATAATGGAAATCTTATTTTAAAATCTGAAATGGGCACACTTAATCTTCCGGTAGCATTACAAAAACAAAGAGGAAACCAATGGGGTGGATAAAATAAATTAAAATGGCAGTAAAGAAATTTAAAGA